ATTTGTTTAATAACTTAACTCCAAATTGTAAAAAATAATTGTACTTATATCACATTCAGCAAATTATCATTTTACTTTTCACCCTGGCAAACTGTCCCTCAGACACAGCACGCCCCAACCCGTTGATGTCAAGTAATTGTCACGAACTTTTTTCACTTTTTTAGAGGTCAAAAGTCCGCAAACCCGCATAACTCCGTTAGGGTGATGGGAAATTATTGCTAAGTACAGTAAAAATTGATGGGAAGTTATTGCTAAGTTGTTTTTGACTGGCTAACCCCCTGATCCACACTGAAATTCCACTCTATCTCAACCCTCTTATCCTTATAAGCATATACTCTTCTAATGAAAGTATCAACCACCTCCTGTGTCAGTTCCTCGATGTGAGAATACCGGATAATCTGTTTCATATCTTCCTCTATCTTTTGGTACTCGTCCTCCAGTCTGACAAGCTTTTGTGTGGCTTCCTCTTCCAACACGGATAAAGAAGATAACTGCTCTGTCAGTTCTATTGCTTTTCTTTGATATTCTGTAACCGGAAGTTTGGCAAGCGCATATTTCTCATACAGAGTATCTTTCTTCGCCTCTACTTGCTTTTTCTCTTGCCTATATCCGTCCAGTTTCCTTTTTAATGCATGGATACCTGCTTTCTGAAAAGAAAACAGATTTTCTTTCTGCCTCATGGCATTGCCTCGAAGCATCAATTCTTTGTTTACCATGAAAAGAACTGTTTCCTCCAACAGATCGGCATTCATATAAGTACAACACTCCGGTATTTGGAGCAGAGCGTGTTTCCTGCACTCAAATCGCCTGTATTTATTCTTTCCCTGGATTGGTTTATAATTAAGAGAATATTTGCAGCCACCACAATACAGTTTCCCAGTCAATGGATGCTTTTCTCTGTTCCGCTTCGTGGAATGCCCTGACCTGAACGCTGAAACCTGTTCAAAGATTTCCTCTGAAATCAACGCTTCATGATGGTTCGGTATCACTTTCCAATCTTCTTTCGGCACAGCCATACCACTCTTGCTTCCAACTGACTTTCTGACTGACTTCCCATATGCCATTTCCCCAAGATAAAAACGGTTATTCAGGATAGTCCTGATTGCCTTCTCGCTCCATGTATGAAGCTTTCCATCCTGGACTGCTTTATCCGGCTTACGAATCTGAGTGATTGTTGGTATTTTTTCCCCATAAAGCTGTTTTGCAATCTGCGTACTGCTTTTGCCCTGCACAGCAAGGGAAAAAATATACCGTACAATTTCCGCCTCTTTCTCATTCACTACGACAGCATTTTTTACTTTCCTGCTTTTCTCATATCCAAATGGAGCCTGCCCGAAAACATATTCGCCATTTGCGCACTTATTTTCAAAAGAAGTCTTTACTTTGACGGATACATCTTTGCTGTATAAATCGTATAAAAGCGTTTGGAACGCCGTATCAATTTCTATGGTGCTTCCATGATGCTCCCTGCTGTCATAATGGTCATTAAGGGCTATAAAACGGATGCCCATAAATGGGAATATCTGGTTCAGATAGGTTCCCATTTCGATATAATCCCTTGAAAACCGGGACATATCCTTTACAATGATGCAGCGTATCCTATTTTCCTTTACCTCCTTCAATAGTTTCTGCATACCCGGTCTTTCCATATTTGTGCCGGAGTAGCCATCATCACTAAATTCCATGATTTCATACTTTGAAAGTTCTGGATCGTGATGTATGTATTCTAAAATCTGCTTTCTCTGGTTTCCGATACTATTACTCTCACCCTGAGTAAAACCGCCATCCTCAATGGCTCTTTTGTCCTCTAAGGATAAGCGTAAATACATTGCCAGCTTATTCACTATCTCACCCTTTCCTTATTATCGTCTTATTTTACAGACATAGAGGGATACCCGAAGGGTGCTTCCATACTGTCAGCCGTAACCGTAAACAAAACTTCTATCCGTTTTCCCGGATAAACATATATCTTTTCGATAAAAGCCCCCACTACATCTTTGCTCAAATCTTTTCCGCTTTTTAGCTTTAAAAGCGCTTTTATGGCTGCCAGATACTTTGTCTCCAGTTTTTCCAACGCCTTTTTTTCTTTTTCCCATTCCTGCCGCCGTTTTCTCAATTCCTCCAGTCTGTCCTCCTGTTTTATTTTAAAGGAAACATAATCTTTCTGAAGCATTTTCCCTGCACGGTAATCCATATATACGCTGTCTTCCTCTTCATGGAAGCGTCTGATCTTTGCTTCTGTCTCACTTAACTTTTTATCTGCCTTTTTTACCGCCTCTGCGATTCTTTCCTTTCCATATTCCATGTAACGCTTTGGCTTGCTAAGGAAAACCTTAAATTCAATACGGATAAGAGGTAGCAATATATCCAAAAGCTCATTTTTTGATATACGGTTCGATTCCGGGCATACCGTAACCTTTGTCTGCCCACCATTGAGACAGAAATATCCGTCAAGTCTTGCTTTCTCCCCATCTGCATACTGCTTCACATAGCTGTTGCGTGTCATTTTCCTGCCGCACACGCCACAATACAGCACATTGTCAAATATATTTTCTTCTAACGGATAGCCCTTGGTAGGATGCTTATGCGCCGTTGTCCTTGCTTTTATCTTCTTACGGACTTTTGCTGCACTCTTGTACAAATTTTCCCCAATCAAAGGCTCGTGTGCGCCTTCCGTAACCACCCAGTCGTCCTCCGGCTTATGGATACGGTTTTTCTCATTCCTTGCGGTAATGCTGGTTTTTCCCTGCACTAAGTTTCCGGCATAGGTTTCACTCTTCAAAATTCTCTCTACAGAACCTTTATCCCACCCCTTATAAGAGGCGGCATCGGCGGAATGGTACACTTCCTTTGTTTTCTTATACTGAAATGGGGGATTAATGCGCCTGCGGTTTAATTCATCAGCAACCGCAGTATAGCTTTCCGTTTCAATAAACTTTTCATAAATAAACGTTACAATACTTTTCGTATTTTCGTCCGGCAACAGCATCCGGCGCTTTCCACTCCACTCTGTCCTATATCCATATGGCGGAGGTCCGCCTACATAAGAACCTTCCTCTCTTCTCTGTTTTAAATGCAGTTTCGCCTTTTTAGAAAAGTCTTTTGCATACATATCGTTTACAAGGTTCTTGATTTCAGAAGCCATCTGCTTATTTTCATTTCCCTGTTTCCCTGTATCAAAGCCATCTGCAACTGCAATAAACCTCACTCCCAAAAAAGGAAATATTTTTTCAATATAATTACCTGCTTCCAGATAGTTCCTGCCAAACCTTGACAAATCTTTTACGATGACACAGTTGATTTCTCCAAGCCTTATATCCTGCAGCAACCGCAGAAAACCTTCCCTCTCAAAGTTGCTTCCTGTTTTCCCCAAATCTGTATAACATTCCACAACATCAATTACTTCCCCTGTTTTCTGTCCGTTAAACTCTTCCACAAATTTCTTTGCTATCTCTATCTGAACCTCAACAGATTCATTCTTTTTGGCATCCTGATCCGATGAAAGCCTTGCGTATATCCCTGCCTTATATCTTCGTTCATCACGCCTTGCTTCTGTCTGCTGCCCTGACGCTTTTCTTTTGGATATTCTGCCCACTCTTACGCACTCCTTTCCTTATTCTTGTCCTGTCCTTTGGACATAGAGGGATACCCGTAGGGTGTTTCCTTATTTTTGTCCTGCTCTTTGGACATAGTGGAATGTCTGGAGGGTGTTTCTTCTGGATGTTTTTTTGTTTTCTGTTCTCCAACCTTTTGGTTTACTTCCCGCATAATGCGGTACTGATTCATATAGTAAAACTCAACTTCCAACCTTTTATTTTCAAATACTGTAATTGTTTTCACCATGCTGCAAAGCGTATGGCGGTCTATCTCTTTCAGCTCTGAATTCTCCTGCATTGCCTTTAACCGCGCTGCCGATATAACGCCGTTCTTAAACAGTTCCTTAATCATGCCCTCCTGCTTTTTTTGCGCCTCTTCAAATTCCAAAGCCTTCCGTTTGAAATCCCCATGCAGCCTTTCAAATTCTTCTTTCGTAATAATTCCCTGTTGCAAATCCTCATACAGACCGGAGCAAAGGGAATAATATTTATCCTGTTCTCCTTTCAACCTTGCAATCTCTGTGTCATAACGGACGATGGACTCAAAATTGGTCTCCATTTCCAAAGCCTTCTCAAATATCTGCTTTTCTTCTAAGAAACAGTTCGCATAATGCCTGATCATTTCTGCAATAATTTCCTTTAACTGTTCTTCCGGGGTGCTGTGTCTGCTGCAACCGTCTCCCCTGTTCTTTGTGGAACAGATATAATAGACTTTGTGAGTATCTTTATAACGGTTTATACGCCTAATCATTTGCTCCCCGCAATCCCCACAGAATAAAATCCCCGTAAAGAGACTGTTTTCCTCCGTTACCGTACTTACTCTGCCATCTGCTTTCAATAAGTTCTGGACAATCTGGAACTGATCCGCCGATATAATCGCCTCGTGGGTATTCTCTACCTTTATCCATTCTTCCTGCGGTTTATCCACGCTTTTTTTCAGCTTATAATTGATTTTCTCCCGTTTGCCCTGTACCATATGCCCTAAATAGGTTTCGTTTGTGAGTATCCGTTTTACAGTGGAGCTGCTCCATCTCGATTTTACCGCACCGGAAAATCCACCTTTATAATTCTCTCCGGTAGATTTTTTATATTCTTTTGGAGAAAGAATACCTAACCCATTCAGCTTCCCCGCAATCGCAGAGACAGCCATTCCTTCCATCTTCCATGCAAATATCTTCCTGACAATATCCGCTGCATATTCGTCCGGTACAAGGCGGCTCTTATTATCTTCCGCTTTCTTGTATCCGTATAGGGCAAATGGAGCAATACATTCCCCATTCTTCCTTTTCACCTCAAACTGGCTTTTTACTTTGGTAGAAATATCCCTGCAATAAGAATCATTGATAAAATTCTTGACTGGAAGAACGATGCCGCTTTCCGATACATCTGCCTGAAAGCTGTCATAATGGTCTGTAAGCGCAATAAAACGCACGGAAAGAGCTGGGAAGATTTTTTGGATATACCTCCCGGATTCAATATAATCACGTCCAAAGCGGGAAAGATCCTTCACAATAACACAATTTACCTTTCCTGATTCAATATCGCTTATCATCCTCTTAAACTCTGGTCTGTCGAAATTACTGCCCGAAAATCCATCGTCAACATAGATATCATAAAGTTCTATATCCTGCTGCTCATGGATGAAGGCTCTGATCAGCTCCCTCTGATTTCCGATGCTATTGCTCTCAGATTTCAGATTACCCTCTCTGTCTGTCACATCCCCGACATCACTATCGTCCCTTGAAAGACGGAGGTACATAGCTGCTAGAAATTGTTTCCTATTCATTCTATCACTCCTGACTTACGATTATTCAGCTAATATCAACCGTAAATCAAAAGCAACCACTGATTTGTCCTGATTTAAGATTAACATAACTTTATGATTCTTTCAAGGCTTATCATAGATTCAGATATGAATTTCTGCCAAATGCCTCAAATATTCTTCCATCTTATCATCTATGGTTGGTCCCTCCTTTTGAAACCGAACCTTTACCACATAATCTCCAATCCGGTTCACATAGATGTTCTTTGTCTGTTCAGCAAAGGCAGCCAGTTTTTTCTCCACCGGCTGTGAAGTGTCAATTTTGATATCCCGCAGATCGGTCAGTTCGGAAATGTCCACAGTGCTGATATCGGTCTGTGCCATTTCTGCAAGCATCTCTTTTGTCAGCTTCATTACAGCCTCTCCTTTCCTTCCGGCATGCCGGTTTTGCAGTCAGCAGATACACTGCTCTGATTTTGTTCTGCAGTTGTCTGCTGTCCCTTATTCATTTTATTTTTCTTTCAGATTGTCCTAAGCTAA